CGTAACTAACTTGTCCTTTTCTAATACGAGTTGGTTTGTTTAATCTAACTGATTTTCCTCTATATTTAGCCATTAATATTACTTACTTCCTTTCTTTTTTTTAGCCTTCACTTTAGTCTTATCTTTTTCTACCCAACCTAATGCCTTTGCTGCCTCTACATCACATTCTTTAAAATCTTTTACTTGCCCTTTTCTATTTGGACTGATCATTCGTACCATTTTTTCTCCTGTAAGTTAAAATTAATAAGGGGGACAGTTTCCCATCCCCCTTAGATTATTCAGCTATTAAGAAGCTGGATTAGTAAGAGCAAATACTCTTTTATTTCCATCAGTAGCATTACCTGTAACTGTACATCCATAAACACTATCAGCAACAAATCTTGTTGATAGGCTTGGTAGATGATAATCACTCTGTACTCTTGCTTTCATTCCTGGAGAATAAGCAATATAAGCAGCATCTTTATGAATAAGTAAGCCTAGTAGCTTTTGTGATTCATCGTCAACACTATTAGCACTAAAGTTACCAATAGGTGTACCATTAGAAGATGTAGCAGTTGTACTACCAGCATCCCAACTTGTAAAGTTAGTAGATACAACAACATTTACACCACCTAGTTTGCCTGCAAAGCCGCTAATAAATGGAACTTCAGAACCAAAAGAGCTACCTGTTCCATCATACCTAGCAAAATCACCTAATTTGAATAGACTAGCATAACATTTAGGTGTTAATACCATTGTCCAGTCTTCGATATTGCTATCATTTGCATGAATAGCTTCCATCATATTAGAAACACCAGCAACAATAATATCATATGAATCGTGAGTTGTGTTAAGGTCGATCGTATTACCAGCACCAGCACCATCTGTTGTTGTTCCAGCATAGTTATATGAAACGTGTTCTAGAAGCTTGAGAGATATATACTGATCAATCTTCTTAGCTAATGCATAGCCCATCTTCTTTGTATATATATTCATAACATCATAACTTGTTTGAACTTTAGCTACATCTGTTATAGCTATTGCACTATGAATAGCTTGATTAAGATATAGAAGATATTCATCTTCTTTAGCTGTTGAGTCATCAAAAGCTAAAGGTGTATCTATAAGAGTCTCTACAGTCTGCGCACCATAAGTATCACTTGCAGTTAACTCTGTATGTTTTGGTAAATGAACTGTGTCTCCACCTTGTGCAACCATCGAAGAGATGTCTTGACATAGTGTTGTAACGTAGCATCTACGCCAGTATCTGTAAGACCACCGGCAAATGCTATATTATTTGTAGGGGCTAAAGCCATTTTACTACCTCATATTTTTTATCCTCTATCAGCTACCTTGTTAGGCCTTCAAGTAGGATGGGTTAATTATTACTTCCAACCCTTCATAGCCGCCTGCTCATAATAAGCTCTACGCTCCTGGTCATTCATTTCACCCCAAGGTTTATCAATAACTGGGACTCTAGCCTGGCCTGGTATATTCTGCGGGTTTTTAGGTTTGGAATCTGTTTGTTTAGAAACTATATATTTTAGAGTATCTAAGTCCTTCTGACTTAGCATCTCTCTGTCTTCCTCTGGCAACTGTGAGAGTAAAGATTCTCTTTCATTAGCCTCATAGGTCTCCCATCTCTCTTTGTACGGAGATATTTCGTCAAGCTTGGCTTGAGTTTGCTCATAAAGTTCTTTAAACTTCTCGTTTTGTT